CGATCTTCATTCGGTTTTACGCAGTGCAAAAACCAAAAGGTTTGTTGCGGGTTTCGCTCTAACGCTTTTTGTATAGCCTCGGGCAGATTTTCTTTACCGAATTGTGTTGCCGCTTGGTGTGCCGTTAGTTGAAATTTTCGATCTAACTGATCAATTACGCCGTGACCGTTTTCAGCTAAATAGGTTTCAGCCAGCGGATAACTTTTGTATCGAATACCCATGCCGAGCACGTCATCGATAAACATCACGCCGGTGCCAAAGCCTAGCGAGCTTTGCATTACCTCCGCGGCTTGGCTTTGAAAATTGGCTTTTGGTGCGTAGCGAACACGAAACAATAAATCGTTTACATCATCAAAGTACCGCTTACATTCGTCATCATCTGCAATTTTAGGATCCGAGTGCGACTGCTTATGGTATTTCTGTGTAGATGGAATCACCATTGAAATGAATGCAGCGGTGCAGCGCTGTAATGCTAACGCCGCAGTAGAGTCGAATATCTTTTCGGTGCGCTTATCGCCTTGCGGTCTTTGGCGTTGCTGGAAGAAATTCTGCGTTGGTATTAATCGCTCAGCTATTTCACGCCAATGACCTTCCCACACGCCACGAATTGCAATCTTATTTTCAAGCTGGCGAATACATTCATCAGCACGAGAATCAGCAGCGTTAGGAAAATTCATTTACCGGATAACATCCTGCTTGCAGAGTTATAACCATTAAAATTAGCGCCACCCAAAATTGTGCTAGCCGAGCCTTGACGCATTGCCAATTGTTTTGCAGCGACAGCGGCGGCTGAATTAGCATCGGAGAATTGCGGTGGTTTTGGGATTGCGCTTGGATCAGGACCAGTCATATTGGGCACTTTTGGATTCGTTATGCCTCTTACCATTCCAAATATAGATTGGGCTGCGCCTGAAATGCCGCTAGTTACTTCTTTAATTGCGTGGGACATATCAATCACTTATCGCAAACATGGGGAGATGTTGCTTGCCCGCATACTTAACCGGACATGCAAAGCCGATCGCTAGCGAGTCAGCTTTATCTGGTGATCGGCCTAATTTTTTCTTTAGCTCTTCCTTATCGCGCAGCAGTAATTCACCGTTGCGATACTCGTACTCAATGCCGCTTAATTCCGCTTTAAGCTCTTTATCATTCGGCAAAACAACAGGCTCATCTTTAAGCCATTCAAGCAAATTAGCGTACATTTTGGCGCGTAAATTATAATTTCTGCCATCAGCCTGGCGAATAGAGGCATTAACTGAAACTATTCTGCGAGGTTCCGGCATGGTTGCTTTACATGTATCTACAACACCAGCACCAACACCAATAACGTCAATTGCTATTTGTTCAATATCGTAAGTTTCGTAATCGATTTGTTTAACTATTCCGGCTACATCTTGGGTATTCATGTGATTCCAAACGCGCTGCCAAAATACAACGCGGCCCTGGCGCAGCGTGATAACCGTTCGATCATCACCGTAGCGCGCAGGATCAACACTTAATATTTTTGGACCCATCGGCGTAATTAGTGAAACATCATGTGATTGCGATCGCTCAACTAATTCACCAGGAATAAATACATTGTTCTTTGATGCGGAGTAATCAATATCAACTTCTTGCGCCAGAACGACCGGATCAAGCGTTTCCTTTTGCTTTCGATACCACTCTTCACCTTTCCTTGGATCATCGCGCCAATGAAATGTAAAAACAGGTATTTTCCCGTTAATTCGTTTACGATGAAAAGGATTGCCTTCACCGTTCGGCGTTGATATATCAATCTTGCAATTCGATGTTTGAGAGAGAGCCGCATCAATTAACTCAGGCTGCTCATAAAAGGCTGATTCATCTTTAAAATAAATAGATGTCCGCGCACCGCGACCGATGTTTGCACCCGATTCACCAACAACGCTTGAGCCGTTTTCAGGGTTAATAATGCGCATATACGGCGCATGTTCTCTCGATTTATAACCGGCAGGGCGTAATTCTTTTGGAACGTTATCAATGAAAAATCTTGCTTTCCAGAATAATGATTTTGGATCGCCTAGCTTATCAACATATTCTTCTTTGCGTGAACCGAACCCAATTACAATGCCTGGGTAGAAAAGCCATATAGACATTGCGACAGCGACAGAAAGCCAGCTAACACCCATGTCGCGAGACTTTTCAGTTAATCCATCCTCCCTGTTCTTCCAGCGCTGAATTAGCCACTCAACCCATTCGCGCTGCTTACCAAAAAGCAGGAACGGAACATTAGAAGGGAGTTTTATTTCTGGATTGCGAGGATCAAATGTCATCCCCCAATCATTTATAAAATCAGCGATATGGTCTTTGTAATAAGCTTTTAGATGGGGTATTTTTTCAGGTTCACGCCTTAACTTTTCAAGTCGCGCGGCTCGCGTGCGAAACTCAGCTAAGTAATCAACCATCCATCAACTCTTTGTAAATCTTAGCGGCTTCCTCGGCATCCATTTCAGTAGCCATCACAGCGGCTTTGATATTCATGTTCTGCTCAATGTGCTGCTGGTCTTTCCACCCAAAGTTTTTAAGCGCGAAAATTGAGCCGGCTGCCGATGATCCGTGAAGGTTTTGTTCATAACCTTCTTCGATAAACATCTTCGCCCATTTAACCGAGTCGGAAAACTCTGGTCTTTTCCCGTATTCATCTAACGAATCACGTGAGTGCAATCCAAGCGCCAAGATCATCCCGGTTAACGTCATGCGTTTTTCATCGGCAAAACATTCAGCCTGGTAATTCAAAACCCTTTGTTCTAATTCCTCTGGAGACTCAATAATTCTTGGTCTTCCGCCAGCCATACTAGTGAGCATTCCCTGCAATAACGCGCGTAGTTTCAGCCTGTTTTGGCGTCATTCTACCCATGCGCACAGCAAAGAATTTTCCGCACTCAGTGATGGCCGTGAGAAATCCACCGAAGTCATTAAAATAGCCGTCAAACTTCATGTCATCGCCTTTTATTTCGCAAATGACGCTTAGCTTCCAGGCGTGGATATGCGCAACTGACTTTGTGATTAATATGTCTTTTAGGGTCATCGTGTTGCAACTGTTAGTTGGTTTTTGCAAAATTTTATGGTTTTTGTGTTAGGTACATATCCATCCAACCTACTTTTAAACGGCTTATAAAGTGGATCACCGTACATTGCCCAATACCTGGGGACTTCAGCCACTGCGCAATTTTCCGGCATTTTATCTGTATACATCCTCAGCGCCCATTCCGCCATATTTCCGCCGTACCAACACGTTGTCATAAGCGCGTAAGTTGACGGATCGCCGTCAGCGTAGGGTTCCCACGTCGAACCGAGACAAAATGCACAATTTTTATTAACAAAGTACCACACGGCGGAAGACATGATCGCGTTGCTATAGCTTCCGGGGGTAAAAAAATCCCAGTTTTTGCCGGATATTGCTGTTTTTATATTATCAACAATTGTTTTTAAGTTAGCCCCAGCGGGTGCGCTTGCCGTCCACGCCTGTGATGCGTTTGTGCCAGCTGCGGTTATAACCCCCGCGCTGTACGCAATTGTCATATTGTCAGATTGCGGGCCGGAGTAACTAATATCAAACAACCGTTGCGCATTGCCGAGATTTGTATTCGCATACAAAAATCTAACCACACCTGTATAAATGGCCTGCGCTGCGAGCGTGTTTATCGTGACTGCTTCAGGGGATATGTATTCTGCGGAGCCGTACAGCGCTCCCCAGCTTTGCGAAAAAATACATATCGCCCCATTACGAAAACCGTAATTCGAGTTTAGCGAACTAGGGTAAAAATTCTTACTTTGATAGCTTAGTCCACCGGGTGCCCAAAAAAATAAATCTGTTACCGTGTTACCCGAAAAAAGCGCGTTTCCTGGTTGGTATTTTACATAATTTTCCGCATCATTATCGGCGCGGGTTGAATTAAATAAATACGTTCCGCGTTCATTAGCCCCTGTATACCCCTGATATCTTATCCGAGTCGATGTCATGTTTTCGTGCAAATATTCTTCAAGCGCGTGTCTAGTTGTCGGATTACTCCCGCCTCCTGCGCTGAGTAAAACTGTCCCCCAATCACGATTGTTGCGTTCCGGTGCGAGAAAAACGGTTTCGAAATAATTATCAAAACTGCCGAATCGGGCTTTTATTTCAGCCGTTCTTGGAATAAAAAAGCAAACATACGAGCTATGCGACACCATATAAGGATTTGTTACAACGTTCGGGGTATAGCATGGGTTTATGTCCCAATACTCGCTAAAATTTTGCCCTTGCACTCGCATTGCGTTCCAAAAATCCCAGAGCGGAATTTTGCTATCATAATTAAAATCTCTTTGCGGCCAACCGGTCAACTGCTTGTTATTCGCTTTAGCGAATTGGCCTCCCTCAAATGCTTTATCTACTTTAAATTCGTAAGATCCTGCCCCATCATAAATCCATTTCGCGTACTCAGGAAAAATAAAGCAATCCGAAAAGCCTATGTAAGATGTACCTGCATACGAATAGCTAACTAAGTGCGGCCAGTCACCGATAAATAGCAGCACGCGGATATCGTGGCCAGACAATATCTTTTTAGATTCAATTTCGTTGATAAATGCAACAAAACTAGACAGCGTTACGTTATTAGTATTATCCATAAATCCCGTAACACCGACTGCGCACGGAATCATGTTTGTTTCCGGGATAGCTCTCGCTAACTGATAACTTTTCGCACAATCTACGTCTGCCGACATGTAGCCCCTGTAAATTACAGCAACGTTTAGCCTGTTGACACCAACCAAAAGATTATTTTTTGCAACATCAGCGATGCTTGGCATAATCAAAACGCCTCACACTAATAATTCAATTGAGTAACTCTCTAGCGTAACTGCGGAAGCGAAACTGCCGGAATACTGGAAGCCAATCTCAATTGTCGTCGCGTTAGCTGTGTCTACTGAAGCTGTAGGATAAGTGAGAGATGCCGATGCTTGTGGAACACCCGTATCTGTAATTGCTGAGCCAGCTAATCTCT